GCTGAAGTCGGAGGTAAAAGTCACATAAGAATTACAGTTGATGGTGTGTCATATGAATTTGTTGGTAATCTTCACTACAGAAATGGAGCAGCAACTTCTTCTCACGAAAGACTATTCTGGGGATCTTTAATGTCAACTTCTACGACATCTAATCCATTTGCAGGAGGAATGCTTGGAGCAAATCACTCTTCATTAGGAGTTGGTTCGCATCATAGAACATATTACTATACTAAAAATTCTATGGGCGTATATACACACCCAGAAGAAACTATTGGTCTTCCTTACCCAGACGAATTCATCCCATCAAAAGGATTTACTTCTCTTAGGTTTGATAACTCTATTAGAGTTGAGGTGAAGATATCACATCCAAATAATTCTTATGCATTACCGTCACAAGGAGCCAATACAAATACAAGCCCATACTTTGCTAACTACGCAGCTGCTTGTATCCAAAAGGATTTAGTATTACCTGGATTTTAATAAATGAGTTACATTAGAAAAATATCCATAGGTGGAAACTATAAAGATGCAATGCATTATATGATTGATCAAAGTGTGATGGCAGGTGATTGGAAAATACATGCTGTCACACAGGACGACCTCAGCTATAATGTATGGATACAAAAAGGCGATGAAATAAAAAAATGGAAAGAATTCAATAAAAACATGCCTATTACAATCGAATATAATGTCAATTTTTAATCCACTAAATAAATTCTTAATACAGCCACACGGACAATCAGAATACAACAAAGAGAAAAACGGAGTAATAGTTACCTCATCCATAGAAAGTCATAAGGATGTAAACCGTATAGGAGAAGTTGTAGAAGTACCTGTTGGTTACGAAGGCGAAATCTCGAAAGGAGATTTAGTTGTAATACATCACAATATATTTAGATCTTATTATGATATGAAAGGCTATGAGCGTAAAAGTCGTGAGCATTTCAAAGATAATTTGTATCTTGTAGATATATATCAGATATACCTTGTTAAAAAAGATAGTGACTGGTTTAGCTTTGATGAGTTTTGTTTTGTCGCTCCAGAGAAAGAAAAAGAGGAGGGAGTTTTTTTAGGTCGATATAATAATAATATCGGAACTATTAAATACGCAAACAAGACGCTAGTTGATATGGGAATTAAAAGTGGAGACAGGGTCGGTTTTACGGATGATAGTGAATACGAGTTTGAAATAAACGACCTATTACTCTATAGAATGAAAACTAAGGATATTTGTATTAAAATTAATTAGTTATGGAAGATATTTGGCACACAACCACCACCTGGGATGAAGATCATGAGATGTTAGAATATACTCTAACTTATGAATAGTACAAAAGAAACAATATTGCGAGTTATATCTGCAGCAGAAAAAGCCGTAGAGGAACTCATTAAGGTTGCTCACGATGAAATCATAACAGATGATCCGTCTGAAGATTTAGCCGCAGACAGACTTAAAAATGCTGCTGCAACAAAAAAGCTTGCTATATTTGACGCATTTGAAATATTAAACAGAATAGAACAAGAGAGAGAAAAACTCGAAGATGGAGGATCTAAAGAAACCAAAAAAGAAGAGTCTTTCCAGGGCTTCGCTGAGTCGAGAGGTAGAAAGTCTTAGCCTCTGTACTACTATTAATGTAGTTGATGAGAAATTAAAGAAAAAAAGAAACAGGGAGGGCTCGTGGAATTACGGTTATGATCCTTCTACAGATCTTGTTGTTATATCAAGAAGCGGAAAAATTGGCGATACAGTTAACATAAGTGGATTAAAAATAGCCTTACCTTTGCAGCCAAAAAATATCCATGAACGCAGCAAGGAAAATAAAGAACAATTCTGGGAAGAGTTTGAATACCCAAAAGAGCTATCGAAGATCAAGACCATATTCCAGTGGAATAGCATGTCGTCTTCATTCAAAGAGTCATGGGTACCCTATATCGAAGAAGAGTTTGAAAGAAGAGATGGTGGTTTCTGGTTTAAAAATAATGGTAATACTACTTATATTACTGGGTCTCACTACATGTACTTACAGTGGACAAAGATTGACGTCGGACATCCAGAGTACAGAGAATCAAACAGAATCTTTTTTATTTATTGGGAGGCCTGTAAAGCTGACAACAGGTGTTATGGAATGTGCTACCTCAAAAATAGACGGTCTGGATTTAGCTTTATGTCATCTTCAGAGACAGTCAACCAAGCTACAATCACCTCTGATGCTAGGTTCGGTATTTTATCAAAGACTGGTTCAGATGCCAAAAAAATGTTCACAGACAAAGTCGTGCCTATTTCAACAAACTATCCCTTTTTCTTCAAGCCAATTCAAGACGGTATGGATAGACCAAAAACAGAGCTTGCATACAGAGTTCCTGCGTCAAAGCTTACCAGAAAAAATATCAAAAACATTGAAAGCAAGGAGGAGATTACAGGGCTCGACACTACAATTGACTGGAAAAACACAGGAGATAACTCCTACGATGGGGAAAAGCTACGACTGCTTGTCCACGATGAGTCTGGAAAGTGGGAGCGTCCAGATAATATCCTCAACAACTGGCGCGTCACTAAAACTACACTTAGACTAGGAAGGAGAATCATAGGTAAATGTATGATGGGCTCAACATCAAACTCTCTAGATAAGGGTGGAGATAATTTTAAAAAACTATTTAATGACAGCAATCCGCAAGAAAGAAACTCTAATGGACAGACTAAAAGCGGACTATATCACTTATTTATTCCCATGGAGTGGAATATGGAGGGGTTTATAGACATGTATGGCCAACCTGCGTTTAGAACTCCTGCAGATGAGACGTTAACTGTGTACGGAGATTATATTGATCAAGGCGTTTTGGATTATTGGGAAAACGAAGTAGATTCATTGAAAAACGATGCAGATGCATTGAATGAGTTTTACAGACAGTTTCCTAGGACAGAAAACCACGCGTTCAGGGATGAGTCTAAAAATAGTCTTTTCAATTTAACAAAAATATACGAACAAATAGATCACAACGACACTACAGGAATACATTCAACTGTTCAACGAGGAGACTTTCATTGGATGGACGGAAAGAGAGATTCGCAGGTGGTTTGGAGTCCAAATAGAAAAGGAAGGTTTTATGTGACCTGGTTACCCCCCAAAGAACTAAGGAACAATGTTAGAAAAGACGGAGGAAAGTTTTATCCAAAAAACGAACACGTAGGAAGCTTTGGATGTGACTCTTATGACATTTCAGGTGTCGTTGGCGGCTCAGGATCAAAGGGAGCCTTACACGGACTCACAAAGCTTAATTTTGATAATGCTCCATCTGAGTTGTTTTTTTTAGAATATGTAGCAAGACCACAAACAGCAGAGTTGTTTTATGAAGATGTGTTGATGGCTATGCATTTTTACGGAATGCCTATATTGGTGGAGAATAACAAGCCAAGACTTTTATACTATATGAAGAACAGAGGGTATAGAGCTTTTTCTATGAATAGGCCAGACAAACTAAAGCATGACCTTTCTAAATCAGAAAGAGAGCTGGGAGGAGTTCCTTCTTCACAAGCTGTAATATCGATACACGCAGAAGCCATTGAAGCCTACATAGAAAAGAATGTAGGAGTTGATAACACAGGTGTTTACAGGGAAATAGGAGCAATGGGAAAAATGTATTTTATGAGGACCTTAAAGGATTGGTCTAACTACAATATATTTAACAGAACCAAGTTTGATGCTACAGTTAGCTCTGGACTAGCTATAATGGCTAATCAAAGATTTATAAATAAGCCTGAGAAAAAGCGTAATAAAATAAACGTTAACTTTGCCAAGTACAATAATACAGGCCTAAATAGCGAAATTATAAAGTAACGGTATGCTAAGAGACGACTTTAAAATTGCTAACATTACATTTCCTGATCAACTAGCGCCTGACTCAAAAAAAGCCTCCAAGGAGTTTGGACTCACGGTTGGAAAGGCGATAGAGTCGGAGTGGTTTAGGAAAGATAATGGAGCAGCAAGATTTTATAACAACAGAGATAATTTTCATAAGTTGAGAATGTATTCTCGTGGCGAGCAATCTGTTCAAAAATACAAAAACGAATTAGCGGTCAACGGTGACACTTCTTATCTAAACCTTGACTGGACTCCTGTACCTGTGGTACCAAAATTTGTAGATATCGTTGTTAACGGTATGTCAAACAGATTATTCGACGTTAAGGTAGAAGCTGTTGATGATATAGCTCAAGCTAGAAAACAATCTTACAGAGAAGAGATAGAAAAAGACATGCTTGCTCGTCCTATGCTGGATCTTATACAACAAAAAACAGGAGTAAACTCTTTTGTTAATGATCCTGCTAGTCTTCCAGAAACAGATGAGGAACTGGAATTACACATGCAATTAAGCTATAAACAAAGAATAGAGGTTGCAGAGGAAAAGGCGTTAGAGGCATTGCTAAATATAAATGACTTTGAGCTCACAAAAAGAAGAATTGATGAAGACGCAACGGTTTTAGGTGTTTCGTCTGTAAAGCATTCTTTTAATGCACACGATGGCATAAAGATAGAATATGTCGATCCATCAAACATGTTGTGGTCTCCAACAGAAGACCCTAATTTCGATGATTGCTATTATTTTGGCGAGGTTAAGAATGTTAACATTACAGAACTTAAGAAAATCGATCAATCTTTAACTCAAGAGGATATTAAAGATATATCTAAATTAAGTGCAAAATGGGATGCTTATCAAGGAATCAGAGGAGGTTATAAGACTGATAATTTTGATTCTAACACAGCAACATTGCTATATTTCTGTTACAAGACAGATAAGAATATAGTATATAAAGTAAAAGAAAACGCTAACGGTGGGAAGAAAGCTATTAGAAAAGATGATAGTTTTGATCCGCCAAAGAGTGACCAAGCTAGGTTTGTTAAACGATCAAAAAGAATTGATGTATGGTACGAAGGTGTTCTTGTTCTAGGAACGAATTATGTCCTGAAGTGGGATCTAATGAAAAATATGGTAAGACCGAAGTCAGGGATACAGAAGGTGTACGCTCCGTACATTGTAAGTGCTCCAAAAATGTACAGAGGTCAGATTGATTCTTTAGTAAAAAGAATGATTCCTTTTGCAGATCAAATTCAACTAACTCACTTAAAGCTACAGCAAGTAATTTCTAAGATGATACCAGACGGTGTTTATCTTGACTTAGATGGTATTGCTAGTGTGGATCTGGGTAACGGATCAACATACAATCCTAACGAAGCTTTGAATATGTACTTTCAAACAGGAAGTGTTGTAGGTAGAAGTTTAACGGACGAAGGAGAATTTAACAACGCAAAAGTTCCTGTTCAAGAGCTAACTAGCTCTGGATCAAACGCTAAGATCAGTTCGCTTGTAAGCATGTATAATCATTATATGCAGATGATTAGAGATGTGACAGGTATAAATGAAGCTAGAGATGCATCTATGCCAGACGCAAAGACATTAGTTGGCGTTCAAAAATTAGCAGCACTTAACTCTAACACGGCTACAAGACATATATTACAGTCTGGAATAAACCTAGTCAACAAACTTATCACTGCAGTATCTTATAGATTGTCTGACTTACTAGAGTATAGTGAGATGAAAGATTCTTTTGTAAGTATTATTGGAAGAAAGTCTGTGGACATCATAAGTGAGATTAAAGAGTTGCATATACATGATTTTGGTATCGAAATAGAACTGCATCCTGATGAAGAGGAGAAAAACATGCTAGAGCAGAACATTCAACAGTCATTACAGAATGATAAGATTGACTTGGACGATGCTATTGACATTAGGAATGTGAAAAATATAAAGCTAGCTAACATGCTTCTTAAGATAAGAAAATCAAGAAAAGAAATGCTTGATCTTAAGAGAAAAGAAGCTAATATTAAAATGCAGACACAATCTAATATTGAATCTTCTAAATCAGCTTCTCAGTCCGCAATGGAAGAGATGAGATTTAAAATGCAATCTGAATTAGAGCTTGAAAAGCAAAAAGCTATGTTCGAGTTACAAAAGATGCAGAAGCAAGGAGAGATTGATTTAGAATTGCTAAAGCAAAAAATGACTATGGAGTATCAAAACAAAATAGTTGAGCAGGCTGGTATTCAGAAGAGAGATGAAATGAAGGAGGACAGAAAAGACAATCGTCTTAACACTCAAAGTACACATCAATCAGAGCTTATAGATCAAAGAAAAAAAGAAAAGCTACCTAAAGATTTTGCGCAAGGAGATAATGTACAAGGAATTGTAGATCAAATACTGGGCGAATAACAGGCTTTAATATTATATATAATTTTGCAATTAATTCAATCAATTTAAATTTAATAAAATGGCAGATTTCAAATTAAGGTCGCTAGATGAAGACGACTCTAATATCACAGTTAAGACTGAAGATGTTAAGCAAGAAGAACCTCAGCAAGAAGTTCAAACTGACCAAGAAGTAAAAGAAACTGTACAGGAACAGGTGCAAGAAGAGGTACAAGAAACTGTACAAGAAGAAAAAAAAGAAACCGTTGAGGTTTCAGATGAAGATAGAGTTAGGGATTACTTGAATAAGTATGATCTAAGTCTAGATGACGTTCTTTCAAATAAGGATAAGCAAGAAGAAAAAGTCGAGCTTACTGAAGATGTAGAAGCCTTTTTGAAGTATCAAAAAGAAACAGGCAGAGGTCTATCAGACTATATGAATCTAAGTAAAGATTATGATAGTATGTCGGATTCTGATTTGTTAAGGTCCTATATCAAAGAGACAAAGCCACATTTCGATGAAGAAGATATTAGTTATCATATATCGAAAAACTTTGTTTCCTCTGAAGATGATGATGATTCTATCTCTAGAGAAAAGAAGCTTGCATTAAAAGAAGAATTATACAAAGCAAAAGACTTTTATAATACTCAGAAGGAGAAATACTATAAACCACTTGAGTCAAGTGATCAAAACGTACCAGAAGAGTATAAAGAGGCTTTTAGTTTTTATGATGATTATAAGAAGAACCAGGAAAAACAGGAGAGTTTAGTTGAACAAAGAGGAAAGATTTTTCAGCAAAAAACAGATGAGCTATATAATCAGATCGAAGGTTTCGAGTTTGATTTAGGCGAAAAAAAACAAGTTTTTAAGCTGAACGATAAGGAAAGTGTGAAAGCACAGACCTCTGACTTCAACAACTTTGTATCTAAATTTGTCGACGGAGAAGGATATATAAGTAACCCTGCTGGATATCACAAGGCTATGGCTATTGCGAATTCACCTGACCAATTTGCAAAATATTTCTACGAATTAGGTAGAGCGGAAACAGTTGATGGTTTAGTAAAAGAAACAAAAAACATTGACATGTCTGTAAAACAAAACGTAGTTACTGGCAATGACGGTAAGACTTTATTCAAGGCTGTGTCCGAGGATTCTGGTTCTAAATTGAAAATTAGAAAAAGAAGTTAAAACCTTAAAAATTATTTAAAATGGCTGTAACAATGAACCCCACTCCTGCTGGAGTGCCGATAACACCTGCGCCAACTAAGTCGGTGTTGTCAACAAATTACATCACAGATTTTGATTTTTTAAATCAATATCTCCCTGATCTTTATGAAAAAGAATTTGAGCGTTATGGAAACCGCTCGATTGCATCTTTCTTACGTTTAGTAGGTGCTGAACTTCCTTCAAACTCTGATCTAATCAAATGGACAGAGCAAGGGCGTTTACACTTAATCGTAAAAGCTGCTAGTCGTGCTGGTGAAACTATCACCTCAGCTTCTCACCCTTTCCGTGCTAACCAAACAGTAATTATCTCTGATGGAACTAACACTGCAAAGGCTCTTATTACATCTGTAGACGCTGGAGGCGCTGACTTTACTGTCGCTGCTTATGGTGGTGCTACACTTACTGGTGCTGGTTTAACTGGTACAACAGGATTAACTATCTATGCTTACGGTTCTGAATTCAAGAAAGGAACTGGAGGAATGGAAGGATCTTTAGAAGCAAACGTAGATATCTTTGAAAATAGTCCAATCATTATCAAAGACAAATACGAAGTTGCTGGTTCTGACATGGCTCAAATCGGATGGATTGAAGTAACTACTGAAAATGGAGCTACTGGATTTCTATGGTATTTGAAGTCAGAGCACGAAACTCGTTTACGTTTCGAAGATTACCTAGAGACATCTATGGTAGAAGGAGAGACTGCTACTGCTGGTTCTGCTGCTGAAACTGCAGGATACAAAGGTACAGAAGGTTTATTCTCTGCTATTGAGTCAAGAGGTAACATCGCTACAGGATCTATCGCTGGTAAATCAGATGTAGAGAATATTGTTAAAGTATTAGACAAGCAAGGTGCTATCCAAGAGAATGTTCTCTTCGTTAGCCGTGACAAATCTTTCGAGATTGACAACATGCTTGCTAGCCTTAACACTTATGGAACTGCTGGTGCAGCGTCTTTCGGATTGTTTGACAATGACAAAGACATGGCTTTAGAGCTTGGATTCGCTGGATTCAACATCGGATATGACTTCTATAAGTCTGACTGGAAATACTTAAACGACGCTACTACTCGTGGTGCTATTGACGACATCGATGGTGTATTAGTTCCTGCTGGGACAACTACTATCTACGATCAAGTGTTAGGTAAGAACGCAAAACGTCCTTTCTTACACGTACGTTACCGCAAGTCAGAAGCTGAAGATCGCAAGTACAAAACTTGGACTTTAGGATCTGCTGGTGGAGCTAGCACAAGCGACCTTGATGCAATGCAAGTACACTTCTTATCGGAGCGTGCACTTTGTGTTATGGGAGCAAATAACTTCGTATTATTGAAGTAATATTTATAGGGGGATGGGAATCCTGTCCCCCTTTTTTAATTTAATAGAATAAAATAAAATAAAATGGCAAATACTACAAAAGCACGCCCTAGTGCTAAAAAAGAACAATGGGTTCATAAGGATAGACGATATATCTTATTAGGAAACAAGAGCCCAATTACATATTTACTTAGATCATCACATAGTGGAAATAAACCATTACAATGGTTTGATGGCGCTAATTACAGGCCCTTACGCTATGCAACAAACAGCATAACACCTTTTCTGGATGAGCAGGATGGATACGTAATACCATCTCCGATTGAGTTTGAAAATGGTATGCTTACTGTGCCTGCGAACAACGTGAACTTGCAAAAGTTTCTCAGCTTGTATCACCCAGATAATGGTTCGGAATATGAGGAGTGGGATCCGCATAGAGATGCACAAGAAGAATTAGATTTTGAAGAGTATGTTTTGGATGCACAAGTAACCGCAAGAGAGATGCCAATAGAAGATTTAGAGGCTATTGGTAGAATTGTGTTTAGAACAGAAACATCTAAACTGACTTCTTCTGAATTGAAAAGAGATATGATTCAGTATGCAAGAACTAATCCTAAAGAGTTTTTAGATTACGCAAATGACCCAGATATAAAATTAAGAAACCTGGCTATTCGTGCGGTAGACAATGGCATTTTAAAAATTAAAGATGACAATAGAACTATTGTGTGGAACGATAAGTCAGAGCAAAAGGTATTGACTGTTCAGTTTGGAGACAATCCAATAGCAGCTTTATCATCATTCTTCAAGACAGACGAAGGGATGGACTTAATGGAATCGATTGTGAAGAAGATATAGATCTTACTTTACCATCTTATACAGAGCCCCTCCCATAAAAGAGGGGTTTCTTTTTTTCGTAAATTTGCTTAAAAATAAGAGATGATTAACAGCGTTAGAAATACAGTATTATCTATCATAGACAAGGATAATAGTGGGTATATCTCACCTAGCGAATTTAATCTATTTGCAAAATCAGCACAACTAGAAATCTATCAGGAGTATTTTGACAACTATAGAAAGGCTGTGTTGGCTAAGAATAGTAGAAGAGGGTCTAGAGGAGCAACTGATGAGGTAAAAGACATATCTCATAAGCTCGATATATTTACAGTAAAACAATCTCTAAGTGCAGCTGAAAACAATCAGTTGACACTTCCAAGCGATCTATATATGATTAACACTGTTTTATGTGAAAATTCTATTGTAGAGGAAGTTGACAAGACTGAGTTTTACTTTTTGAATCAAGCTAATCTAGCGTCTCCATCAGAAACATATAAAATTTACACAAGGTTTGGAGAGAACATTGAAGTTTCTCCATACGATGCTTACGTCGACTTGGTCTATTACAGGACCCCATTGACGCCTAAATGGACATATTTAACTAATCCAAATAGTGATCCAATTTACAATCCTACTGCATCGGATTTTCAAGACTTTGAGCTACACCCAGAAGAGGAAACTCAATTAATAGTTAAAATATTAAGGTACGCTGGTGTTACAATAAGAGCTGAAGATGTTGTATCTGTTGCAGAGGGACAAGACAAAACGGAGTACGAAAAAGAAAATCTTACATAATAAATGAGCTCACAACAATATTACGATGACGTAGCGAAACATGGTGAATACCAATATGTTTTACTAAAAGATATAGTGAACAACTTCATGCTTATGAATGTTGGTGACGATAAGATTATTAATGACGTTCAACGTTACCAAGTTGTGCATCATGCTAAGCGAGCTTTGCAAGAGTTAAACTATAGTGCGTTAAAGGAAGAGTCTTTTCTTGAGGTAGAATTGTCGGAAACTCTTAGGGTTACAATGCCTCAGGATTTTGTGCAGTTAACAAAAGTCTCTTGGGTTGATGATAGTGGTAGGTTACATCCTATGACTCAGAACAAATACATGAGTCAAGGGGCGAAGGGCTATCTTCAAGACGAAAACGGAAACTTTATATTTAACGAGGCTGGAGAGCTACAGGAGGCGGATTCATTGGCAGACCAGAGATCTTATGTAAGTAGGCAAGATTCTATTGATTATGACACTTTAGAGGCAGAACATACAGGGGGTAGGTTTGGAATGGACACTGCTAGCGCAAACAAGAACGGAACATACATTGTAGAAAAAAAATCTGGATACATAAGGTTCAGTTCACATTTACAAGATGGCGACTTAGTTGTCATACAATACATATCAGACGGTATGTCCGTAAATGACGACTCAATATTACGAGTTCATAAACTTGCTGAAGATTATATTTATAGTTATATTCAAGCACAAGTTTTGGATCGAAAATATGGCGTTCAAGAGTACGTTGTTAGAAGATCAAAAAAGGATGCTAGCGCAAAACTAAGAAACGCTAAAATTAGATTGATGAATATTAATTTAGACGACCTTGTGCAAAACCTAAAGGGCAGAAACAAGTGGATTAAATAATGAAGTTAAAAAACGTATTTCTTTCTGGTCGCATGAATAAAGATGCGGATGAACGCTTGTTAAAAAATGACGAGTATGTTCATGCTGAAAACGCTGTGGTATCTAGCATAATAGATGCAGACACAGGTGTGTTAAAAAATGCAAAATCTAATAGACTTGCTGGTCAAGAATTAGTATTTGCAGGAAGCAATCCTGAAACAATAGGGTCTGTGGCTGACGATGCAAACAATAAAATATATTGGTTTGTTGTAACCACCTCTGGCTCTTATATATGTGAATACGATAATGTTTTGGGGTCAAGTAGTTTTGTTTTAGAGGACACTAGAATAGATGATCAAAACGTTTTAAACTTTCAGAGATACAACAAAATACATAGTGCAAACATCTTAAATGACACTGACAACGGAAGAGACTTTTTATTCTGGACAGACGGATTTAATCCTCCAAGAAAAATAAATATACAAAGAGCAAAAGACTATTCTGCTAATGGTTTCACAGAAGATGATATAAATGTCATTGTAAAGCCACCAATAGAGCAGCCTGAGATAGAACTTACAAATACAGATTCAGATGGAGACAACTATATGACCAACAAGTTCATACAGTTTTCTTACAGATATAAGTATCTTGATGGGGAGATTAGTGCTTTAAGCCCTTTTAGCGAATATGCTTTTGATGCTCAGGAGTTTTTCTATAATTATGAAGAGGCTACTAATGAGTCTATGAAAAACCAATACAATCAGGCTAATGTAACTTTTGATACAGGGGGATCTAACGTTGTTTCGATAGACTTGTGTTTTAGGGAATCGGAATCCAGCAATATATATTTGATTGAAAGTTTTGGTAAGAAAAAATTAAAACTACAAGATAATTCCACTCACACTTTCTCTTTTAAAAACAGTAAGATATACACTGTTTTGCCTAGCGATGAAAACAAGAGACTATATGATGCAGTGCCTTTGACCGCAGAAACACAGGAGCTCATAGGAAATAGACTAATATACGCAAACTACACAGAAAATTATGACATGGTTGATGTCAATAATGAAGAGATAAACTTTGACTTCACCCTAAACCATTTGTCGTTTTATTTAAACTTTGGTACACCTTCAAGGACAATAAAGAGTAATAGAAGTTATGAAGCAGGTATTGTGTATCTTGATGATTACGGCAGGATGTCTACTGTTATGACCTGTGCTAAAAATGCAGTTAAAATACCTGTAAGCGCATCAAACACAAGAAATAGGCTGCAGCTTACCATAAACAATATTGCGCCAAAATGGTCTAAATATTACAGGTTATTTATAAAAGAGAATCAGACTCAATACGACACCATTACACCAGTTATATTTCATTCTGACAATGAGTTTTCTTGGGTAAAAGTTGAAAAAGCTGATATAGATAAGTTTAAGGAAGGTGAATTTTTGATTGTAAAATCAGATACATCAGGAATAAAGAACAACTACATAGAAACAAAAGTGTTGGAGTTTGGTCAAAAAGAACGTAACTTTTTAGACACAGCAGGAACTGCATCTCCAGGTGAGATTCTACAAGAAGAAGGTACTTACATAAAAATCAAACCGACTGGATTTAGCATTAGCGATGCTGGATACTTTAAGAAAAACAGTAGAGACGAAGATAACTCTAGAAAGAAAACAGGACAGGACGATCCTAGAATCACAAACGAGCAAAGCGTTAGGTACTTTGACGGCCCTTATTATTATGAGGTTGCTTCTGGAGGACTAAATGATATGAATATCACAGGGACTCCAAGCGCTTCAACAGACCAACGTTTTGAGATAGAGGTAGACAGCACAGGTAATACTGATACATTTAAGTGGAGAGTTAGTGATGAAACTGGCTTAGGAAATTGGAATGATAACAATTCAATGAGTCAAAGTCATAGTCTTCAGGATGGACTAGGCGTTTCATTTTCTGCCTCTACTGGTCATAGCTTGGGAGAAAGATGGACTGTAATAGCCAGAAACCCAATAACAAACTATGATGAGACAAAGTTTTCACAAGTGATTTTAGTGGGTCCTGAAGGGAACGAAGAAGTTGGACCAGGAAGCACACTAAGATTGATGTATAATGAAAGAAGGTCTGATTATAGCAACACATATTCGTCTAGTATATTATCAAGCAGATATTATCCAAACATAGAAGAGTTTTGGCATGAACAGATGAAAGACGAAATGTCTATAGACGTTCCAGAATCCACTATTCGTTGGAGAAGAGGAGTTGTAACAGATACTGATACAGATAGAGGAAGAACTTTTGCTGTAACAAACAACAGCTCTGATCCTCTTTGCATGATCATAAACTCACAGAACTCACAAGACTCTGGATTAGCAGATCTTTTAGGATCAGGTGACCATACGTTTTTTGGTGGCTTGTTTGATGGTTTGTCTGCAAATGTTTTTAATGAAGCTAGCTGGAACATGGTTTTAAAAGACAGAGGAGACTCTATGCTTGTTTTTGAAACAAAACCAGACGTTACCAATGATCAGATATTTTATGAAATTGGAGAAACATACACCATATCAGAACAAGGATATCATTTAGGAAGTAATGGAGACAGAAACCAAACGGAAGGTAGGGCTGCTTTAGTTACTCTGGATTTCTTTAACGCTTTTACCTGGGGTAATGCTATTGAAAGTTATAAGTACAAAGACTCTTTCAATGCCCCTGAACTTTTACATAACGCAAGACCTCTTACTAGTTATGAGGGTTATAGAAAAAACAAAAGAATAGCCTCTCTCACTTACGGTGGTCGATATGAGCAGACTACAAATTATAACGGATTGAATGAATTCAATCTGTCGTTATCTAATTACAGAGATGTAGACGACAAGTACGGATCTATTGAAAAAATATCGTCAAGAGATACTGATCTTATCGTTTTTCAAGAAAACAAAGTTAGTAAGATATTGTTTGAAAAATCTGTTTTGTATAATGCAGATGGATCAGGAAATGTCGGATCGACAGAAGATGTTCTTGGCACACAAGTTCCGTTTGTTGGAGAATATGGTATATCAAAGACACCATCTTCTTTTGCTAAATGGTATAATGACATATTTTTCGTTGACAGCAAGAGAGGATCTGTTTTAAAGCTCAACTCCAACGGATTAGAAGAAGTATCTCAATATGGCATGAAAGACTGGTTTAGACAGAACGTTGGGGACACCGCCAACTCACAGGTTGTAGGGGGATATGATCCTTACAATGACCTGTATGTTATAAATGTAAAAGACCCTGTAATTGAATGGAGAGAAGACGACTATTTTTGCGAAAAAGGAAATGTGTCTTGGTCTGTAAGTAAGTTTTATTGTGAACAAGCAGTAGTTCCTATTCCTACACCTGCACCAACTACACCTGCTCCTACACCAGCACCTACACCTGCTCCAACAGCAGCAGCTCCTAATCCAACACCTGCTCCGACATCACCACCACCTGTAGCACCATCACCTACTAACGCACCAGTGCCTGTTGCTCCTTCACCAACAAACCCACCGCCAGTATGTACAGTTAATTGTAGTACATACAGTTGTGGTACTCATGGATCAAATTGGTTTAACACAAGCTTTGATTGTAACACAGGAGCTATTAATGTTTCTGCATACTTTAGCGGTCAAACATTAGTTTCTTATAGTCCAACCAGTGCTACACCTAATAGTGGAACTGCTAATGTTAGTGCATCTTTCTATTTATCTGACCCATATTGGACTAACGCAGGAACAACTATAACTTGTACTGTAGGAGTAAGTACAGCATGTGCTACACCAGCACCTACAACTCCTGCGCCTACAACCCCTGCACCAACACCTGCGCCTACACCTGCTCCTACTGCCACACCAGCACCTACACCAGCACCCACGGCAGCAGCTTGTTATTTCTTTGATATTGGAAATGACGGAGACCCACTTGATGATGACTCCTTTACTTATATAAGGTGTAACGGAACTACAACTTCTGGAAGCGTTCCGTTTGGAGACCTTATTCAGGTGTGTGGAAGATCATTTAGTCACATAGGTGCATCGTTGACAGTAACAAACACACAGACACCTTGTAGTTAAATAGTAAATGAAATATATATCAGCACAGCCAGAAAACCATTACTTTTCTTGGCAACTAGACGTCATGCTTTTTTCATTCCAAAAAGTTGGGATAGAAATGAAAGATGTTCATATATTAGCATCTATTTTACCTAATCAACAGAAACAATGGTTTTCGTATTTAGAAAAAAAATACCCTGGTATATCTATACACAGGTATAAAGATGGCAGACCAGATAAGTCCTACATACCCAGCATAAAACATTATTTATTATTTAGATACTATGAAGAGTTTCCTGAAACAAGAGATTATTCCGTTTTTTTTCATGATTCTGATATCGTTTTTACTAAAAATCCTAGTTTAGATCATTTGTGTAATGATGATGTTTGGTATCTAAGCGACACTAAAAGCTACTTAGGATATAATTATATTATGTCTAAGGGAAAGGATACATTAGATACTATGCTCATTACGACAGGTATGGATGAAGAGACTGTTAAAAAAAACGAAGATAATTCTGGAGGAGCGCAATACATCATTAAAAATGTAGATGCAAAGTTTTGGTACGACTGTTACAGTATGGGAGTTAACCTTTACAAAATGACAAGCGTATATGAAAAGGCCAAGAAAAAAAACGACCCTAATTATCATATGCTACAGGTTTGGACCGCTGAAATGTGGGCTACATTATGGATGGCTTGGATGAAGGGCATAGAAACAAGAATACATCCAGATATGGACTTTTGTTGGGCAACAGATCCTATAAAAAGATGGGATGATTGCTCCATATATCACAACGCTGGTGTTACTTCCTCACACACAGGAATGTTTTACAAGGGAGCTTATATCCACAACGATCCATTTGCTACAGATTTAAAGCTAGATGAAAAAAAATGCTCATATAAATATTATAAGTTACTAAAAGAAGCGAGTCTCAAAAATTAGTAACTTTGTGTAAAATTATTTTAGATGGCTAATACTGGTATAGTTGTAGTTACAGAGCTAAAGAAGCTAGTTGATGGAGTCGCTACTTTTGACACAAAACCAAACTTAAAAGGTGACAAGGATTACGTCCCACCTTTTCAAGATACAGGTAAATGTGTTATAAATGCTAACCCAGTTACTCCTGCTCCTACACCAGCCCCTACAACAACACCAGCTCCAGTGTTTTCATATCCATCATTCTCTATTTCAGATCAAAGTTACACGGATGGAACTCAAGCTTGTGCGCATTCAGGAGGTTATACGTCTGCTTACCATAATGGATCAGGGAGTTATCCAACTGAAGGTGACTCTGTGTATCAAGATAATCAAGGTTCGTCTAGTTATGCCGATGGGAATTATTTGCTTTTGAGCGGTTCAGGAATTAATATATATAATGGTACTGTAACTTCAAAATTTGCTTGTAGTGCACCAACACCAGCACCTACACCAGCACCTACACCAGCACCTACAACTGCTCCTGCTCCTGTAGCGCCTCAAGAATGCTACAATTATATATTAACAGGACCTTCTGGATCTGGAGCTGTTACATTTACATACACGGAGTGTGGAGGATCGTCAACAAGTGTAAGCTTACCAACTGGACAAACCCAGACGGTGTGTGCAGTAGTTAATACTGTCACCATGAGTCCTAGTACAGGAAATATTGAAGCAAGTTCATCATGTGGAACTCCTAACCCTACACCAGCACCTACACCTGCTCCAACAGTTTCATATGCTTCTTGGGCATTACAACCGTGCGCAGGAGGTGACGGACAAAATAATCAGTATCTTGCATGGGATAGCTCAGGTCAAGTCGTGACAGGAGATATTGTGTTAGCTAGTGATGCTGCGTGTTACACTTTATTAGAACCATCCAATATATCTCCAACTCTTTCTTGGGTTACAGAATACAATGACTGTTCTGGGTGCGTAAATAGAGACGGAGGATTTTAAATGAATATAATTAAATTTAAATATAATGATAACAGAAATAGAGAACTTTCTAACGAAAGAAGAATGTGATAATATTATATTAGGCATTGAAGCAAACAATGTAAGATCTTCTGTAGCAGGATCTGGATCACAAGCATCAACAACAGACTCATCTAGAACTTCATATACATCCAACCTTGATGTTAATGTTAATTTGAATGTTGAAGTAAAAGGGCGTATAGCTTCTTTTTTGCAACAAGACCTTGGTAAAGGAGAGCCTATACAGGGTCAAAAATATGAATCTGGTCAATTCTTTAGACAGCATCACGATTATTTTACAGGTGATTCTTTCACCAATCATTGTCTTAGCTCTGGAAACAGAACATACACAATGATGATTTATCTGAATGAAGATTTCGAAGGAGGCGGAACGAACTTTCCAAATTTAGACAAAACAGTAGAACCTAAAACAGGTAAGGCTGTTTTTTGGGAAAACACAAAGAACGGTGTGCCTCAACATGACACTCTTCATGAAGGAACAGATGTTGTGTCTGGGACAAAATACATAATTACATCTTGGTGGAGAGAGAACGAATGGAATGGATCTGAAGATGTAAGACTAGCGACAGAGCATCATAACAGGAAAACAAAGTCAAATGATTTGAGAAAGGTTTTTACTAATCACGACAACATACCTAAGTTTGATGAATCAGGTTTTAAGGTTGTAAAGGTCCCAGAAGATGCCTGGGCTTTAATACAGGAAATGTATGAAGACGTTAAGGCTTCTGCAAGAGAAGAGATTTTTGAAGGTAAGGATAGCATAATACCAGGTGTAGGTAAGACAAGTGAGCTTTTAGATGTGGGTCAAGTATATGAAAAAAGAGACAGACTACATCAAATGTTGCTTCCTTTACACGAAGAGTTTGCTAAAACTAAACTAGATCCGTCTTTTATATATGGAATTAGATCTTATTTGAGAGGAGCTGGTTTAACTCCACACAAAGATAGAATAGAAACTCACCATATATCTTCTATAATAATCGTAGATAAAGACATGAAGTGCGGTTGCAGGGACAAAGAGTTTGCTGATGATTGGCCTTTGGACATACAATCTCATAATGGAGCTTGGAATCAGGTACATGCAGATGTTGGTGAAATGATTTTGTACGAGTCTGCAGCTTGTGAGCACGGAAGAAATTATCTGTTTGCTGGAACTTACTTCAGAAACATGTTTGTTCATTATAAGCTTAACGACTGGAAGTATGTCGCAGAATAAGTATATATCTTTTGAGCCTTGGTGGGCAGGATACTCTAATGTTAGAATGTCTTTCGAGATAGCTATTGCTATATCAGAGATAACAGGAAGAACATTAATAATTCCACCAAAAGTGTATTTCAATGGTATTAACGATTGGAATGACACCAAATCATACCTAGATATATTTAGTGTTTGGAGAAAAGACACGTTCTTAGAAACATTTAACGCTGTTGATTATCATGATGTAGAAGAATATGCTTCTCTTAACAGTGAGATAGGATATTTTAATGGTATAGATAAAATAGCAGAGATAAAGACCTTCTCATCTAAATACGAAACACTACATCCGCTACCTCCTCCAGACAAGGATTTTGTAGTATATAAAGATATCGAAGATCAGAAAGACTTTGAAATGTTTGCTTCAGGCAGAAAGCCTTTCTCCGTAGACTCTGAAGCTAAGTTTATTCACTTTCCAAGAAATCTATTCGGTCATTTTTATTATATAGTGTATGGATCTTCTCCAAACAAAAGAAACTATATAAAAAATAAGATTATTAGAGGTATTCGTTTTAATGAAAATCTTTATAGGTATGCAAACGAAGCTAAGAAGAAGATGGGAAGATACAACGCACTTCACATAAGGAGAGGTGATTTCTTATCGGACAGACCTAATATGGAGTATGACTTGAGCGTTATAAATGAATTTCTACCAGATTACTTTTATGACAAACCAGTTTATATAGCAACAGATGAAAAAGATAAAAGCTTTTTTGACTCATTAAACATACAAAACAAACATTTCTTTTCAGATCTGTATGATATAACAGACCCTCTTAAAGAAATAGCAATAGACATTATAACCTGCAGTAATGCAGAAGAGTTTTTAGGCAGTAGACTAAGCACATTTAGCGACTACATAAATGTAAATAGAGCTTCAATAAATCAAAGCGTCAGGATATTAGAATACAATAATCATGATTCTGTTGATTCTGCTTACGATATTTTACCTTGGAGCAAAGACAATCAATCTTCATGGCATGACTTATCTGAATACTATTGGACACCTGAAAAAGATGATAGAAAGATTTTCATAAATATAGCTTCATATCGAGATTTAGATTTAATAAGAACGATAGATGACGCAAGAGAAAAATCTGCATTTCCAGATAGACTTGTATTTGGAGTGATGCTTCAGGATGAAGAGTGGATGTTGAATAGGCTAAGGCTCATGAATGATGTGAAAATAATATATTGTCATTATAAAGAAGCAAAAGGTGTTGGTTACGCCAGGAACAGAATAAACAACGAACTATATAATGATGAGGAAATATTCTTACAAGTTGACAGTCATTGTAGATTTTACAGGAATTGGGATATAGGTATATCACAACAAATAGATGAATCGCCAGATAACAGCTTTCTAACTGGCTTTCCGCCAGATGTCAGGAATTACATGGAATACAATAACTACATACAAAACGATAGTCTAAATTGCAATAAAATATTAAGCTTCAAAGAGAATGCTTTTCCTTTTTTCAATAGCAGAGGAACGACACCAAGGGGAGAGGGATACTGTAAAACTTTTCATGTATCAGGTTCTAATGTTTTTGGTAGGGGAGAAATCGTAGATGTAATCAAGTATGATGACAATAATGATCTTTTGATAAATCCGTTTCTGGATCAAGAAATATACTCTTGTTTAGCCTATGTGGCAGGATATGATTTTTATGTTCCAAAGTTTGCAAACGTCTGGCATAACTACAACGACAACACAGAGAGAGGAGATAAGAAGCTAAGACCCTTGTGGCATGAAGATAATCAATTGGATAATTACATAAAAAATCCATTGCCTTTATTCAAGTCTAGGGAAACAAAAAGAACTGTCGATCAGTGGATCGAAGAAATAGAAAGTGAAATAAAAATAAATAAAAATGAGTAAAAAAAAGGTACTAGTATTAGGAGGAGGTGGCTTCGTTGGTGGTCATTTAGCTAAAAGATTAAAGGAAGAGGGTTGCTTCGTAAGGGTTGCAGACATAAAAAAAGAGCCTTCATTTCATTCTAAAGAGGAAATATGTGATGAATATGCTTCTTTAGATTTAAGAAACCCATCATTTGTTTCTTTGTGTATGCATGCACCAGACCAAAAGTCGTTAGATGATAGTGAAAATTCATTTGATGAGGTATACAATTTGGCAGCAGATATGGGTGGTGCAGGATACATATTCTCTGGTGATAACGACTTGCAGGTAATGTCTAATTCATCAAAGATAAATCTTAATGTAGTTGATAGCGCTGTATCTTTTAATGTAAAAAAAATATTTTTTTCTAGCTCAGCTTGCGTTTACCCAGAGCACAATCAACTAGATCCAAACAATCCAATTACAGAGGAGAGTAGTGCCTACCCTGCAAACCCTGATTCTGAATATGGATGGGAAAAGCTTTTTTCAGAAAGATTATATCTGTCTGCAAATAGAAACGAAAACTTAGACGTTAGAGTTGCTAGATATCACAATGTATACGGACCTAATTGTTCTTGGAATGACGGCAAGGAAAAAGCACCTGCAGCCATGTGTAGGAAAGTGGCTGAAAACAACAAGGTTGTTGAGGTTTGGGGTGACGGAAAACAAACCAGATCCTTTTTATACATAGACGATGCTATTGACGCTACAATCGCTTTTATGAGGCAAGATAAAAGTTTAGGTCCTATTAATATAGGTTCAGAGCAAATGGTAACTATAAACGGACTGTTGAATACAGTTATGAGTGTTGCCGATAAAAAATTAAAAATAAAACATATAGAAGGTCCTCTTGGAGTCAGAGGAAGGTCTTCTGATAATAGGTTGATTTACGAGCTGATAGGATGGAAACCTAAGTACAAACTAAAGGACGGAATCAAATTAACTTACGATTGGATAAAAAAGCAGGTTGGTTAATTTACTATCTTTGTAGAAAATTCAGTAAATGGCAGAGACTACTGGACTCAAGACTGTTACAAGGTTAAGAAAGTATATTAACGGAAAGGCTACGACAGAGACGAAGGCTAATCAGGCTTCTGACTCTGACTACATTGCCCCATATTCTGACACAACATCTTGTCCTTTATATGTGTTTGACGTTCCTACTCCTGCTCCCACAGTAGCCCCTACACCTGTGCCAGTAGGTACAACGCCTACACCTGCGCCATCACCAACACCAGCACCTGCACCCACAGTTACACAGATTCCTATACCAGAGGCAACAAATTGTAGTCCTTGTATTACACAGGATGTGGCTAACTCTGAGTGTGCTGTTTACAATGTTTTTAATCATGATCCAGTAAAAACTGCTTATTTTCAGATTACAGACTGCTCTACTGGGCAGAAAGTTTCACAAGTAATGTACCCAGATACAGACAGAGAACTTGAGTCATTGACTGAGCCCTTCCTTAATAGTGGAGCTCAAATTGGATACGATTTTGTAAAGTGGGCTGATGGGTTTTCTGACATTGATTTAAATAAAAATCATTATGAGGCTGTAAACTGCTCAAACAATTTAGAGTATAGAATTGTAAGAACAAAAAGACAGTTGAACGAAGGTCAAGTTGTAAAAACAGAAAACAGCTCTTGCTGTTGGCAAATAAAATCACAAGTATCGCCTCAACAAGCACATAATGCCCTTATTAACGCAACCTATCCAATATACAATGAGTGTATAGATTGTTGTTCAACGCCTTCTGTCATACCAAGTACATCTGCCGTTATAACAGGAACAACAACAACATCTATAGATTGCTCTGGATCTTATAATAGGGAGGTGATATTCGTTGTAGAAACAGAAGGAGAGGTTGATGTAGAAATATCTGTAAATGTTGCAACAGGCCAATACGTAAGATCTACAGGAAGATTACTTCTAAACAATGAAGGTATCTACAGTCAGTATGCATCTTTTCCAACAAACTTATACGCATACCCACCATATGTTGTGAATGGTGTTGAGCAGGCTGGTCCAACCGTAGAGACAAAAAGAATGACACTACCTGAAGGTACTTACAAACTACAACTAGAACCCCTAGACTGTGCTTCAGGTGCTTTCGGAACATCCACATTAACCGTATCAGTAGTATAATATGGCAAAAACAGTAACATATAAAGATAGCGCCAAGGGTTGGACATCGTTCTATTCTTATGAACCAGAATGGATTGACAACCTTAATGATGAGTATTTTACTTTCAAAAATGGACAAATATATGCGCACCATAAAGACGATAATGACAGAAACACTTTCTACGGTCAGCAGTATAATACTAAAGTAGAATTTGTGTCTAATGAAGGACCTTCTGAAGTTAAAATGTTTAGAGCTATAAAAACAGAAGGAAGCAGCAAAAACTGGGACTTTATTGTTGATAGTGATATTGAAAGCGGACACATAGACAAATCCTCTTTTGTTGAAAGGGAAAACATGTACTACGGTTATATTAGAAATAATAATGACGAAGTGGATACAAAGAAACTTACATTTCAGGGTATTGGGATATGTAGCAGTGTATCTGCTGACGCTATAACTTTCTCTGAACTTCCTGACTCAACCATTTCTGTTGAGGACAACGTATACAAAGCAGTCGTTGATGAAGATACATCGGAAATAGGAAACATGACGTTGGTAGGTGTTGTTGATGTTATAAATCAAAACAGTATTGATATTAAAGATATATCTTCAATGCCTAACCCAGGAGAATTTATTATGTATGGCAAAAATCAAACATCGGAATCAGAAGGAGTAAGAGGTTATTACGCTAAAGTAACAATGACCAACTCCAGTACAGATCCTGTTGAAATTTATGCCGTTAACTCTGAGGTTACAAAGAGTAACCTTTAAAATTTGTATATTTGTAAAAATTAATTATTATGGATCCATTCACAGCAATATCAATGGGAATAAGCGTTGTTGGCGGTGTTGCCAAGATGGTTGATGGGTTTACCAGAAAGAAAGCTGCTCAGCAAAAAATGAGAGAGCTTGAGGCTGCACCACTTCCATTAAACGCATTTGAAGCATTACAAGTTCCTACTGAAGGAACACAAATTCAAAGAGAAGAACTTCAAAGACAAGCTGCTAGTGCAGCATCTCAAATGCAACAGGCTGGAACAAGAGCTATTGCTGGCGGTATTGGAGACTTCCAAGAAGCACAAACGAAAGGTTACAGACAGATCGGAGCTGACATTGATGAAGCTATGTTTAAGAGAGACTCTATGGTTGCTCAAGAACAATCTACAATTAATATGGTTGGTGAAGAAAGATTAGCAGCACAGATATCTGGTACTGCTTCTGATATTGGAGCTGCTAGACAAGATGTTATGAGTGGAATGGGTGATGTAGCTAACACAGCATTATCATTTGGATTATCCAGAAGTGAGTCACAGGCTATAAATGACCCAGAAGGAAATAAAGCTAATAGAAAGTCATCTAGGAATACCAGAAAAACAATAAGACAGTCTAAGAGAGTATCTAATAGGGCTAAACGCAATGATGGTGCTAATTATTCAATATTTAATTCATAATGTCTAGAAGAAGAAACTTTGTAAACAGGTCGATGTACAATTATAGTACATCAGGAGGTCCTATTCAAGAGGACTTTGGTGCTATAGGAGATAAGTTTCTTGCAGGCACTCGATACATCAATCAAGTTAGAGAGCGACAGGTTGAAAAAATACAGAAGAAGCAAGAAGAGATCATAAATCAAACACAGTTTCCTTTGACAGGTAATGCTGATGTGGATAAGATGTTTGCTAGGACTGGTGAAGCTATTAGGAATGACTTGATGAATATGCGAAAAAAAGTTGGAGTCGACGGTTTTACTATGGCTGATTTTAACGAAGGTTACTCTAACAGCCTTTCATCTGCAAAAACTATCACAGGCGTCAATGAATGGTCTAAGAATGAGATGGAAAGAATACAGTCGGATGAATCTCTATCTGAAGTAACAAGAGATTTATACATGGAAAATTTGGGTGGTGTTTTTAATCCTGACTCTGTGTTTGATGTTAGATCAGAAAATGGATCTATAATTATAGACGAAATAAAGGGAAAGGATGAGAATGGCAATCCAATAACACAACAAACGGATGTCAAAAGATTCATGATGAATGGATCTCAGGACATTGAAAAATTTGATCCTCTTGATGCTTTTAGTGAATTGCAAGATTTATATATGAGCAAAAACCAATCCTTTGAATATAGCCTTGAGGATTTGGAAGGCAACCCTGCTTTACTATCTAAGCATGTTGTTGGAAATCCAGAACAGTTTGGTTCGTTTCTAGAAAACTATCTTGACAACTTCGAGTCAAGTGACGAAAAGGTCATTTCATTTATGTATGATGAGATGGGTGTTAGTCTGGGAGAAGGAGGAATGAAGCACAAAGACGGAAGAGTTATTCTTACGGATGAACAAAGAAAAGAAGCTAAGGAAAACTTTAAAAGATATTTATTAGATAAGGTTGGCGTCAAAGAACAAGGGAGGCTTCAGTTTGTTCCTCAAAAAAGAACTACCTCTGGAAGATACTCTCCTACGATGACTATTAGTGATGGTAGAAATGTTGTTCCGAGAGGATCATCTAACGCAGGCTATGGGCAGTCATTTGGTTTTGAAGATATAGCAAAAACATTTGCTGCTGGAAAAATAGGTCTAACAGCAGCGAATATTGAAGAGGGAATTAGTGCAGTATATAATTCAGGATATGATGAATATAGTGAAGTAGTAGACACAAGTGATTTCAAGGATTTTAATAAAGATTTGTTTGACGAATCTGGAAAAAGTCTTGATTACAATGTTCCAACATACGATGATTCTGGAGAGTACAAAAATGTTACGTTTCAACATTTTTCATTAGGAACAGACTTGGAAGATTTGGAGGGCAAGATATCTACAAATAGTGGATTGAAGTTTAGCTCTTTATCTGGATTAGCTTTTTCAATGAAGTATGAAAATGTAGTTGATGCTGATGGAAACACTGTTATGGTGGCTAAACCAGATGCAATAAGAATAACAGGTCCTTCTGTACATCAAAGAACTATCGCTAGCTCATCTGCTGATGCTAAAATAGCAAGCATGCAAACAGGTGGTGTTGCTGATGTTACAGAGAAATCAATTGTCAGACCAGGCGTCTCTAACGCTCTTTCACCAGATAATGTTGGATATGTTCTTAGACAGCTTTATGATGAGGATCCAAACCTTCAAGCTTATTACGATGCTTACAAACAACAATATCCTGGAACTTCAGATGTTCAGGCGTTATATGCTATTATTAAAGGTTTAAAATCTTAATTATGAATCCATACGTAGAAAAGAAATTTAGAGATATATATCAATCAAATCCAGATATTTTTGCACAAAAGGATTATCAGAAGATACAAGATATTTTTAATAGTAAAGGTGGTCACAATATTCCAGACCTAAAGATAGTCCCAAACCTTGTCAATTCTATTTCATTTGAACAACCGTTTGAAGGTATAGAAGATGAAGAATCTAAAAAAAAAAAGACAAAGCAGACCGAGAGAGCAAAGTTTGTGGATGCAATTCTTCAAGGCGATACGGATTCACTCTTTCCTTCGGAAGAAGAGATCTATTCATCGGATTCACTCTTAACGGATAACAAAGAATACGTAGACAACTTACTTGATTATGTTGGCAGACTAGAATCTGACAATAGACCAAACGCTTATTTTGGCGACTATACCTCTGACCAAAAACATGACTTCACAAACATGCCGTTAAAAGCTGTAATGGATTGGCAGAAGAACAATAAGGATGTAGCCGTAGGGAGGTTTCAGTTCAAAAGACGAACTCTAGAGGATGTTATAAAAAAAGAAGGCATAGATACAAGTAAGCCTTTTACAGATGACTTACAAAGACAATTGGCTATTTCTTTGCTGAAAAGAAGGGGATTAGAAGATTTTTTGAGAGATCCTGCCAAAAACAGAGATAAGTTTTCTTTAGGACTCGCTAAAGAATTTGCTTCAATTCCTTTAACGTATGATATTGGAGAAAAAAGAAAAGGAGATTCTTATTATGCAGGAAGCACTTCTAACAAGGCTAGATCTAGTGTAGACGAACTTTCTAACATGTTAGATGTGGAGACATGGAGAGGCAACATCTCTAAAAACAAAGACATAGATAAAAGACACCAAGAAAAGCTAGAGTATTTTCAAAGAGATACTGAGTTTGGTGAAGTCAACGCCTCTTTTATAGAAAACAATTTATCTGCTTTTGATAGTGATGAAAAGAATATTCAGATAGCTCTTACTAAAAGATATGGCGACCTGGGATTTAAGTTCGAACAGGCAGTATCTGGCAGTGATAACATTGTAATTACAGCTCCAAACGGAAAGGTTTCTGAGCCTATAAGTGTGGGAGTAAATGTTGTGGATGTGATAGGTGATTCTACATTTGGTTTAAAGAAAAATGTCAAGAACGCAATAGTTGCTAACAGCCCCCTAGCTTCTGCTATGTTAGGCTTGAAAGAATTTAATACTGCCGACAAAGGTACTAACAAGGAAGATAAACATATAGCAACAGCAAATTCTATAAAGAAATTTATGGCAGACAACTATTCTGATCCTGCCAAGTTCTATATAAACTCATTCGATCAAAACCCATATCAAACGGTAAACAAGATTAATCAAGATATTGTTAGAGTAAGCGAAAAGCAACTTGAAGATGCTACGTTAGATCTAAACATGCTGGAATCTCAGATCGAAAGACTGAGTAAGTTTGATTACGAGACAGGTGCTGGCGGATATACCATTAAAAAAAGGTCAAAAGATTACGATCGTTACTTAGAGCTAGAAGAACAAATAGAACAAAAAAAATCAACAATCAACACAAGAGAGGGGCAACAAGAGCGTCTTTCTAGAACTGTGTCCAGGCTTATTGATGCGTCTGGAGGTTTGGACAGATGGGTAAGCGATGATAAATATGGTGAGCCATTTTTGTCTGACTTGTTAAATTCTGGCATGTTAAGACCAGAACACATGATACTTCCATCTGTGAGAGTTCAGGGTAGAAACGTGTCTTATGAGTATTTGAAATCTGTAGTTGATGATTTCACAATGAGAAATGCATATCATAACGGTGATGTGGACATACAGGTAGACATGAATACAGACATGTTCTCTAGTGAGCTTGTTAAGGGTATCGTTGATAAAATGTCAAACGACTCTATTGAGTTGTTAAATAAACAAACGCATGACGGATCTTTAAAAGAAAGAATAGATTACGGAGTAAAATCTCTTGGCATTCCCTTACTAGCTTCGTCATTAGATGTTGTAACAAATGTTGCTGAAACTATTTACGATGTAGCCAATCTTCCTGACAGGCTTATGACATATTATAGTTTGCCTGACGACATGGATGAAAAAAAGAAGCAGGATAAGGTAGAGTCAATGTTCAATGCACACTTTAATCCCTTGTTCAAGTCAATGAGAGCAGAGGTTCGAAAGCTAAGAGATGAGCAAATAAACACTTCAGGGTCTATAAGTGATTTTAGTTCTGCATATGAATTGTTCACTAAGGGTGGAGTTGCTGCCGCAGAAAGTCTTCCAATCACTACTTTGTTTGTTTTAGCTCCAGAAGTTGGATTGTCAGTGGCTGGTTTGAGTGTATATGGAGGTTCTATGAACCAATACATGGAGTATATGAACTTGGCTAGCGACTATAAAAAAGCTAACGGATATGTGCCTTTGTCTTTGAGAGGATACGAAAACATGACTGTAGACAGAGCTAGGTCTTTGTCTTTAGCGAAAGGAGTTGGAGAGGTAGCAATCACAAGATTATTTACATACAACATGCTCAAGGGAATGATGAAGGCATCTAAAGGAGCTGGATACGCCAGCAAAAGAGAGCTTTTAGATTTAGTAAGAGAGTATGGCAAAGGGCTAAGAGCCAAAGGAACTGGAGTTTTAAAAACAGCAGGTTATGAAATACCTGAAGAAGGGCTTATTGCTATTGAAAATATGTTCGTTGACGATGTATCAGGAGTACAGAACTATGAGTTTTCTGATTATGTTGAAGAGGTTAAAAACACAAGTGTTGCATCATTATTCACATCTGTTCCTTTAGGTGTTTTAGGAGCAAACAAAAGAAGTGCTGCAGCAAATGATTATGTTATGAGCCGTGTATCTGACAGGATCATGAGTAAAGAAGAACAGAATCTATCCAACGAATTTAAAAATGTAGACTCTGCTATAATGGAGCTGGAGAAGAATGGAAAAACCCCATCTCAAGCTTTAGTAGATAAGAGGCTAGAGTTATCCCAGGCTGTAGTACAAAACAAGTTAGATAAAATGGTACAAGTAGCCATATCTGATGATGCAGTTGTAAGAGAAATAGCTTCTTCAGAACTAAAAATAGAAATGTTATCTAATGACTATAACAATTCTACTAATGATACAGAGAAAGATTTGTTTAAAAAGAAGCTGACCGAGGAGGTTAAGAAGATAGAAAACAATTCTAAACTAATAAATCCTGATTCCTTTTTGCAAAGATCTAAAGAGACAACAGAAATACTTGAGTCACAATACCTAACTTCTGTGGATAAAACAGAAGAAGAGGAGGAGGGAGTTCAACAACCTACTCTTGAGCCTGTAACAGAGTTTGATAGTTCTATGCGTCAAGGCGCTACTAATCTAGGATTAATGCGTGACGCAAATAATTCTGGCACCTTATTCGATAGGTCACAAAATATATTCACTCGACACGGAGACAAGATCGATGAAATGATTTCTTTTTTAAATCAAAATAATGATTCCTCCATGAATGAGGATCAAAAGAAAGAGGTTCAGAGATTTTTAGGCAAGCTTTTGACGGACGAAAACGGAAATTTCAAAGCAGATAACTCTGGGTTTTTGAAGACGTACGAGAGGGTTGTGGAGGCTAATAAAGAGGCAGATAAATTAAATGCCGCCATGCCTTCTAACATGGCAGGCAAGAAGATAAAACCTCAAAGCTTCATAGAGAGTCTTTTTACCATAAAAAATGTCGCAATTTCTTCAGTAGAACAAGTTCTTTCTAATATGTTTAAGAACTCTTCTATGAGAATGATTCCCATGACAATATCAAATAACATAGATGTTGCCGTAACATCAGCACAAAGGTTTGTTGACGGAAAAAGAAGCCCATACCAAACGCTTAGCTTTTTAGGAGATAAGATTTCCAAATCAAGAAACGAAAAGTTTCAATCTCTAGAATCTCAGATAGAGAGAGGTATGCTAGCTTTTTTAGGAAAGTATGTGGATCAAGGTAAGCAAGGTAGATCGCTTCAGGAAACAATAGATAAGCAATTTCAGACAAAAGTTATAGAGCTACAAAGATACATCACTGAAAAACTATCTAGAGATAATAGCACAAGAGGTAAACAGATCTTTGATGCATACTCTAAAGTATATCAGAAAATGGTCGAAGGATCTATAAATTATGGAAATTTAGAGTCAAGAGCAGACGCAGACAATGTTGCTGGTATTAATTATATCAGAGAAATGTTTGAGGAACAGAAGGGTACGTTTCTAAATCACATGAGAGATTATGTTGGTAACGAACCGACTATGTGGAATAGATTTGCACCCACATTCTTTGCAAATGTCAACTCTGCTACAAGTGCTGCTACTGCTTTTACAAGTGATTTCGACTATATGAGAGAGCCTGGATCGCCATCTATACTAAGGGAGTCTGGAGAGCAAATGTCTATTCCTGGAGATCTGTATTTAGAAAACTATGATAGGCTAGCTTTTAAGGTTTTTGAAAACACATTGGCACATGTAGGTGCAGCTCCTCTAATGTCTAGGTACGAAGGATTAATAAACTCAAAAAAATTCGAAGACTTGTTTGATCAAACTGCATCTAAAAGAGCGTTTTCTAAATCAGACAAAAATGATTTCGAGTATATGAAAGAGCTTCTTTTGCAAAAGACAGATAGGCTTAACAAAAGACTTAACAATGTAGGTAGTCAGACGCAAGTGCAAAGGAGTTTTGCTAATGTTGCAAGAGATATATTTGGAACTATAACTAAAGTAGCTGCAACAAAAAGACTAGCTACAGTAGATATGCGAGTCAAGCAGGCTTATAGTGCTTTGTTCGCACAGATCCCCAACATGGGTCCACAAGCAAGAACATTTCTTATTTCAAAGACGCTTAACTTTACGATGTTTAAGGGCACGGAAGATGTAAACAATAAGTTGTACGAAAACGTGCTTAGTAAGAGTGTCACTATGTCCAGGGGAGGTAAATCTGCTTTTACCTTTGGTTATTTAGATAAGGCTAATGTAGAAAAGGCGCGAACCGTAGCAGGTAAGGTGTCCCAAGGAATAGGGAGTGGAATTAACAAAGGTGCAGATTATTTATTAGAAAGCCTTTTAGCTAATTCTGACCAGTTAGCAGGTAGAATGACCTTTCTTTCGTTCTACATGGACTATGAAATGAAAAACAATAAGGACGTTCAGAACATGAACGACAAAGAGTTTTGGGACTACACACAGGAAAAAGTAAACCCTAGAGCTATAGCTTATGCTGATGAACAAGTATCTAGATCTCAAACACAGTCGACTCCATGGAACTTAGGTGGAGTCTTTGGCGCTGATTCTAGTGAAGGAGGCAAAATGATGGCGCAAGTTTTATTCTTGTTTGGTCGATTTGCATACAACAGAAAAGTAGGTATTGCCAATGATCTTTCTATCCAGGGCGATGAATATGCATCGGACCAAGACAAGTCAGATGCAAGAAGAAGGATTGTTTCTGCAGGTATAGAGATTGGTGTATTCAAAGCTTTAACACCAACGTTCTCTCTCGTGTTTTCAGAATTAATGAGTGGAATGATATCATCTCTACTCGGATACGATGACGAGTTAGATGTGGTTGCAGGTAAATATGCTAATTTTTACGGCAAATTTACAGGCGAAACTGTTAGTAGACAACAAATGAAACTATACAATTACGATAGAAATCTTAGTAAAGAATTTTTTACGTCAATGGTAGACGGCATGATGCCATCTCCAACACCATCTTTTTTTAACGATGTGATGTATTCTGTTGTAAACAACAGGTTAAAAGATTTGGGAATAACAAAGGATGATTTATTCAACATATACAACCCTTCCATGAGGTCCTTAGGCTCTGAGCTTGGGCCTATATCAGAATACGATATTGCTGGAATGATTCTGTCTAATGCAGGTATACTAGAGTTGGCGACAGAAGATGTTAGATCTCTAGTAAATGGTCTTGCATACTTTAAGTCTGGAGAAGTTCCTAGTTATATGGGCATTGGAAAAAACAGAATGGTAGTTGACCAAGCTAAAAAGGCAGCGGATGTTTTACACACTACAGAGTTTTTAAACTTATTGTTTCCGTCTGCAGACCTTGCGAGGTTTAATAGAATACTAAGAGGTAAGATTGAAAGAGAATACCTCACGACATCTAAAAAAGACGTGCAAGCAATACAGGATATTCCAGAGAAGAAAAAAGGAGGCTTGACCAAAGACGCAATAAGAGATAGATTGAACATGGACAAGAAAATAAATTAGTTAAATAAGCTCTTGATGTTTTTAATGACCTCTGAGCAATCTTTCTGATTTCTTGGCATAAATAGAGTTGCTTTTATGTTTTCGTCCATTAGGTGCTTCTTAAATAGCTTCCAGCGTAAAGGAAAAGCTTCGTTAGGATTTCCCTTGCATTCTATTATAAATCGAGGTGGGTCGTTTCTGTCTATAAAGTCTGGTGTGTATTTAATTGGCAAGACCTTTTTGTTGCCTCTATCGTGCAGCTCTTTTCTAGTCTTAGTTTTTTCGTAACTTGCAGCTTCAAAATCAAATCCCTCAACTATTTCGTATGTTTTACCTTCGTAGTCTACTGCTATTTTTTCTTGGCACAATAGTTTGTACATGTGCATTTCTAATTTGGAGGCAAATTGTACTCCTTTATACTTTACTTTCGTTGATCGAGTTATTTGTCGACTTTTTAGCTTCCTTCTCATAATTCTACTCTTTCGTAATCAGAATTGTCTTCATCCATCCATTCATTGCAAATGGATGCAACTTCCTTGTAGTATTTGTCTTTAGGTAAATCCCACTTCGAGTGATCAACGATACATATCTCTGGTCTGTCCTCGTATATTTCGCATGTATTATCCTCTTTTAGGTTCGTACAATGGCCTTTATCATTCAAGGACAATCCGTTTTTTTCTATTACCTCTTCAGGTAATATATTTAATCTTCTGCAGCAAGCACCGCAAGATGTGCATGGGAATTTATTCATCTAAATCTATTACATATAATATTCCTCTAACCCCAGACTGTGCGAACAGGTCTTTGGCTTCTTTTTCATTTTTAGCAAAGACACATTCGTCTTCAGTTACAGGCTCTACGCCTTCTGTTGTTCTTATCTCTCCAGTACAAGGTACATATTTTTTTAAACTATTAATACCGTTCCAGTAAAGAAGCTCTCTAAACTCCTGAAAGAAGCCAAATGAATCATGCAGGTAAAGCACTGCATCCTTAATAGTCATACTTTCTCTCTCAACAAGTCTTTGTACCTGGCTGTCCTTAAAGTAAGAAACGTATGTTTCTCCTTGTGAAATTAAATTAACATACATGTAGTGATCATCAAGATTATCTAACACTTCACTGGCTGAAAGAAACTCGTAATACATGAATTCCTGCATTGTAGTTAGAGTTGTACTATAAATGATTTTATTATACCTCATGTTGTAAAAATACAAAAAACTCCCACCAACTATATTTGCTGATGGGAGCTTTGAAACAAACATCTATATGAAAAAGCTAATCTAAGCTCTTGTACCAAATTACGGAAAATCCGAATATAAACAAAAGAAATTGCAACATATGTACAGATTCTCCATCTTCCTTGAAGTCTTCTAGATCATAATCCATGTATGTATCCCAGTAATTAACACCTACTGCAAGTCCATATACAGGAAAAATTCTTATTTCAATCATCTGATTTATTATTAGTTCCATCCGTCTTCCCAGAATCTTGACTCATAGTTTCCTTGAATTCCTCTAGTGCCTTGTCGTAACCATCCAGTTTTTTCATCACTTCGTGTAGACCTACGTAAATCCTCTGCAAATTCTCTACAGTATGCTGAAGAGCTATTAGGTTTGCTTGTGTTTGTATTGTTTTGTTTTTTATTTTTACTAGCTCCTGTTCTTTCATGATTCATTGATGATAGTGATTACAAATCGGTTTTATTAAAAAATAAAATTCTTATCAAATATACGACACAAACAAATGACGTCAAGAATACCGTAAAGTCTATAAATTTTAAAAACATCAGAATAAATGTGTAAATCTTGCTATTTGTCCGAACTCTTTTTCGTGAATAAAACCTTCAACAGCTTTAGGGGCGTGTTGATAACCCTTTCTGTGGTGCCACGAGTCAGTTCCAGATGGTGATCTAAGAGCCTCGACAGTGACACCGATATAGTCTTTAGACATCTTATGGTGTATGTGGTGTATGTATACATACTTGTTCTTTGACGCTGACCAATCTTCTCTAGCCTCTTGCGCCATAAGTAATGGCAAATCTTGTGGCTTTGCTCCATCACCATGTGTTGTTCCGATGAGGTTGTTGTGGTACCTAAAGTATTTTCTGTGTGATATCGAAGTGTCAAATGTTATGTTTTTACAGCCATTGTACCATGATTTTATTGAATCAGACAAAAAGAATCCGCTTTGGTAATCGTGATTAGAAGGATTAAACATAAAATGAACATCCGCAATTTTCAAAAGTTTGTCCAGAACATTTATGTAAAGCTTCTTTGCTATAAGAAAGTTTTCATACCACATGCCGTCCGTGTCTTGTGGCGTACCGCTTGTGGTTGTTCTCTTTGGTGTGTCAATGTGTAATATATCGTTACCTGCAACGAACAATATTTTGTCTATATTAAATCCAGATGATTTTTGTAGTATTCCTTCTACACCTTCTAGAACTCTTTGTACTGCAATTTGCGAATTGTAATCTTCTCCTGTCTCGAAAGATGAGGCTAGTTTCCCAATGTGTACATCAGCAGGATCAATAACAAGTAAGCAATCATTAGGACTGTGGTTTCGCTTAATTTTTTCATATTTAAACGTATGATTTTTAACATCTTCTATATGATCTTTGAGCATCTGATCGAAGCTCGGTCCAACTGCCCCTGGTTTAAAGTTTACACTCCAGTGTTTTCCCTTATACCAAGCCTGTCCAACAGTTGATGGATCAATACCAACTGTTTCACACTCCTGCAAAAGAGCAGGGTTTTCTTCCTTAATTTGTTGTTTTTGAAGAAAATGTGAAATATTTCTTCTTAATCTTTCTACCGTGTGAGTTTCTTCTAATTGAAACTTTTTGCGACACATGCGTGCCAGAGTAGTTTTGTTGTCGAAGCCTTTTTTATAATGCTCTAAGACATACTGCTTTATATCTTCATTCATTGTTGTCGTGCAAAAGCTTTCTGAGCTCTTGTAGTTTAAAAATCATTCGGTTTATTTTATTCTTAGCACCATCAAAGTCACTCTCCATTATAGACTCATATGTATCTGTGGATATATCGTTCAGATCATTAAAGTAATTTATAATAAACGCACCAAATTGTTTCATTTTACAAATTTAGTTCTTTTTCCATCATGTGTGCTTCCAATATATATCCATCCATTGGACTTATCTGAGCTATAGCCCTGTATATTTTTCTGCTATTTTTTCTTGTTTCTTTTATCTCTGTGGTGCTTGAATCTTTACCTAGTTTTGTATAAGCCTCTGCATCCATTTCCAATAGAGTGTCTACCTTCCTTATGACTGACCAGGTCTTGTATCCAACAATTTTTTTTATTTGATCTTCTAAATTCATTTCAAATATTTTTTTAAGTTTGGTTTATAATAGTTTTTTCCCTTTAAAACTTTGCCGTCTTTTCTTTTTAAAACTTTGCCGTTTTCTAGTTTGCTCATATTGCTCTCATGCACCTCTATAAACATGTCTTCAAACACATGTTGAAGTCCGTGAGCTAGTATAATTCCATTGAGTATGTATTGCATGTCTACCACGGCATCGGCAATCTCTATTATGTCTTCGTTTTCACAAGCCTCCATATATTCAGAAAGCTCCTCCATCATTAGATCAAATTTCAATTTGTAATCTAATTTTGAAAGAGCTTCAGGCTTCTTATTTATCAAAATTCCAAAAGATTTATTAAACTTTCGGACAAGTTCTATTGCATCAGTTTTCATAATGCAATTAAAGTTATAGTATTTAAGTTAAATAACCAAATTATTTTTGTTTTTTATATATTTTTTCGTAAAGCTTCCATATAATTGTAGAGGCTTCTTCTGTCGTGTCAACTATTTCTTTCCCCTGTTTTACTTTTCCTTGATAATCTAAAACAACAACATATTGTTTACCAATTGGTTGGATCCAAGCCTTGATGTCGTTATTAAGGCACCAAGAACAAGCCGTGTATATATCCTTTGTGGGTGCAAAGAATTCTACCTTTTTTTTAGAAGGCATTTTCTAAATCTTTTACAGCACCATCTATTATTTTTGTCTGAATAATTTTATTTTTTGGATTTTCTATCCAATTAGAATTATCCCAATTAGGCTCTCCGTTTATAACCTTATCATATCTACCGTTGTTTACATTCCAGGCAAACATACATTCTCCATCATTAATACCTAGGTTTGCAAACTTTACTTTTAACACCTTTATAGTAACGAGGTTGCTACTCATGCCTTCGTCTGTTCTTTCTCTGTGCACAAGAATTCCGTGTGGACTCATGTCGTAAAACTCACCTCCCCCTTTAACATCATAAAATGTTGGGCGCTGAAGCCTTCCATCTATTTTCTCTGGTTTAGTTGGGTGTGCTACAAGAATGACTAGTACATCGTGCTTTTTGCAAAAATTATCTATTAAATTAAGATACTCATTAGTATAGTCATTAATACCTAGTTTTTGACCCTTCTTGTACCTAACCTTGTTGTATGGGTCTATGACAAGAACTCTTATACCTTTTCTTTTAACCAATTCCTCTGCCTTTTGCAGCACCTTTTCAAGATCATATCCATCCTCGTAGTTTATATGAAAAAAGTTTTTAGATACATGACGCACTACTCTTCTCCACTTATCAGATACGACATCTTCTGTGTCAGGTCTCATGCCATAATATTTTCTAACAATCTTATCTACGTGTAGATATGCAGGAAAGTTTTCAGTTGATGCATATGCTACCTTAAAACTATGCAACATATTATATCCTACACACATTTGATCAACAAAATCAGATTTACCAGAAGAAGGAAACCCTGTCACGACAATAAATTGTTTTGTATATGTAGTAAATATGTTGTCAAATTCTGGAAGTCCAACACCAAACCCCTTTTGATGTCCGTTCAGGTAAAAGTTTTCTAAGTCATCCATAACATCTTCTGCTGTGACAACATTTTCAAGGGGACATTGAGGAGCGTTTAGTATTTGTTTTTTTAACTTTTCTCCATCATGCTTTATCAAGTAGTCGTTCGCATCCTTGCAATCTTCCAGATCAACCAAGTAGCACTTTTCTGCACCCAGTCTTCTTATTAGCTCTGACTGACCTTTTCTACCAGCATCATCATTGTCTACACATAAATAGATTTTTGTTTTTCCTTCAAACAATTCGTAATAGTTTGTAAGATAATCAAGATTTAACTCACCGTTTAGATTGAATCCATTTGGCACAGATATGACGCTATTTATTCCAGCCTCTACAACAGATGCTACATCCATTTCCCCTTCCACAATTACGCAAGAATCAGAGAACCTTACAGAATCTAAATTATAGAATATTTTTTCAGCATCCTTATACATTTTAAAGTGCTTCTGTGAGTCTCTATATTTAACGTTAACTAGTGTACTGTCTATAAAATAATTAAATTGAACGGTGTGCACTTCTTTGTTTACCACAGGCATCCATTCGACACCATCAGTTATTCTTAGCTTGTTTATTGTTGATAGTGATATACCCCTTCCAAGAAACCATTTCTGTACATTTTCACCTGGATCATCGTATAGTTTTTTAGGTGGTAAAACATATGTCTCTGTTTGATTTTTCTTTTCATACTCATGCATCTGAAGAACTATTCCACAGTGCTGACAAGTTGCAAGGGCTCTATCCCAATCAAGCATTACACATTTGTCTTTCTTCTTCTTCCTGTTTTCGCTACATACAGGACAAGTATGTGTCTTTGCTTTTGATGGAAAACTATATTGGTTAAAGTTTTTTATTTTAAAACCGTTTATATCATTCATTCTTCTCTATTTTTATAAGGGTAAAATCGAATCCTGGATGATCGTAGGATCTTTGATCTTTTAAAAATTGTGCATGATTGGATCTTTTGTTAGTCATTCCCTTCCATGTATATATATACATTTCATCACCAGGCACTTCAGACTCGTCCTTTTTTTGATACCTAAGCCAGTTTCTAAAATGTGCAACAAATTCGTTATAGTTTGTTTTTTTAGAATCACCAGATATAAGATGACCCAAGAACTTTTTTAACAAAAACTTCACGTGTTCAGGTGAAATTTTATTTTGCATGCACATCACATCCACCCATTGTTGATTTGATAATGCTCTTTCGTAATATTTTTCATTATTATTTTCTATTATCATATCGTCAGACGGATTGCTGAACGTTTGATATTTTTCGAAATTTAAAATAGTTATAAGAGTATATTTTTTATTGGTGTGCAAGTCTATTTCACCTGTTTCAGCAAGTTTTCTTAATGACCGTCTAGTCTGTGATAGTGAAATACCACATTCTTTTGATACTTGCCGTAATGTAACAAGGCACTGGCCTGTCGTAATAGACACATCTTCTACGATACAGCTACTATCTTTACATGCAATTATTATAAGGTGAAAAAATAAGGACTTGGTACTAATGTCAGTGTACCATCTCCAATTCAATATTTTCTTGTTGATCCTTATCGAATCTTTCATTTCTGAGTTTTCTTAGATACATAAATAATAATTCAACTTCTTTAAGCTCAGCACCATTTTGTAGTGCGTCTACTAAGGATTTCAGCTCGTGATTAAAGATGTCTTCACCCCTTTCATTGATTTCATATTCTTTAAGTTGCTTTTCTACTTCATCAATAGTTATTTTTAAATTGTGGTTATACAACATATCTGTATCACATATGTCTTGAATTACTTTTGTTGCATGTAAAACAGTGGCGTGATCAAATTTTAAATCTATATTATACAGAGGTTTGGAAAGGCAGCCTATAGCTGCCAATCCCATCCTCGGTATAAACTTCCTTACCATAAACCAAGATTCATATCTAGCCATTACTAAGTGTCTTTTCCTTGATTTTTGAAAAGCTTCTGTGCTTGTCAAGTCGTTCAAGAAAAGAACGTGGTCTAATATTATCTTAGCTTTCTTTTGGTTATTAGAAAGGTAAATCGTCTGCGACTTCTTTTGTTTCATTTGTTGTTGGAAATGGTGAATTTGCTGTTTGACCTTGCTGTTTAGCAGGTAACTCCTTTGATGTTTTAGGCGTAGTGCCGTCTGTCCAATACGTTGAGCCGTTGCCCAGCCATACAGGAGCTTCATCTGGATTGTTTTGGTCTTTTGCAAATTTAACAGAGATGTTCTGGTTGTATTGATCAACCTCGTCTTTGACTGCAATCTCTAAGTTTGCCCATTTCTCACCTTTTTTTGAAGTTGAGATTTTTGCTTGGTTTTGTCCAAGCTTAGATAAGTTAATTGAAATGTTAGCTTTAATCATGATTTAAAAAATTATTGAAATTAAAATATAAATAAAAATTACTGTAAAACAGTACACAAGTGCTCCATCAGATGATACCATATTCTACGAATTGGTTAGGATCACTAGTTTTTTTAAGGTGCATATCGATGTAGTTTGTTTCAGCCTCTAAAGCTTTGTCTCTACCTTTAAGTAGTGTCTCTTCAGAAACCTCTACAATTTTACATCTGTAGCTACCTTTCTCTACAACAAAGAACGTTAGTTCCATGCCAAAAAGCTCTTTGTATATCCACGCTTGACTGTCGTAATTATACAGTCGTGCTTTTTGTGCGAAAGAATCTATGTTACTTGTTGTCTTTAGGTCAATTATTTTATTGTATGTTGGGTTAATTATATCTGCTTTACCCTTCCACATTATACCATTACCGAAGAGATCTTTTATCATAGGCTCCTCGTACTTATTCTTTTTATCAAACAATTGGCTTGCGCCCTCTATTCCCCTTATAGTTTCTACAAGTTTATTTGCCATCTCTACTTCTCTTGACAACAGCATCATCCCATGTTCTTCTGCAGCTTCCTTGTATATTTTTGTGTTTCTATTGGATGCTTCTACTGATTTTACATCTGACTTTCCAAAGAAAGTTAGTTCATGAATGTAATTTCCTAACAGCATAGGAACAGTTTTATCTTGCGGCAGACCGTATTCTTTAGGATTCTTACGCAACACTTCTATATTTGAATTAGACAAGTACTTGTTTCCAATACCATTATAGTATTCGTTATCGTCTCTTAGCTTTTTAATTATGCTTTTATTAGATTCCATGCTTGTCTTTTATAAGTTTTCTGTGCTCAGGCTTTATAGTCCTTGTTGCAATAGCTTTTTGTGCATCTACCTTACTTCCCTTTAGTATGTAGGCTAGTCCTTCGTTTGTCAACATGGGTCTAGTTTTTGCTGACCCCACCGTTGCATTTCCATCATCATCAGCAGCTTGTAGTCCTAGCATTGACGCTAAGTTATATCTTCTGAAGTATGTTATTGCACTACCTACTTTTTGTGGGTCTGGAATATCTGGTAGAGGTATGCTACTTTCTTCTTGAGTTTCTGTTTCAGTGCACCTAAGTATAGTATATACTTCTCCATTTCTTATTGGTTGTAATAGCAAAATACCATGCTTCTTGAACAAGGGTATGGTTTGTTCAATTAAGCTATTTATATCGAAGTATTTGCTTTTGTAAAAAGGATTTGTTGCGTCCTTTGATATTTTGCCTATCTCTTGTTGAACGGCAAAAAGCTTTGTTGTAATTGACATATTGAATTGATTAAATTAAAAATACTGTTTCCTTGGTTTTTATCTTGCGCATATAATATATATGGCGATAAATTTCTTCTCTTGTTTTTTCTACTTTTTTAAATGCTCCTCTTGCTTGATCTAAAAATAAACGTTCTCTTAAATGTTTCAGCTTTTTTTCAGCTTCTCTCCAGGCAATACGCCTCACTCCTTCGTCTATCCCTATTCCTGCGATGATGAGCAAGTCATCGTATGAAACGTCTGGATATAAGCTGGAGTTTGTGTATACTATAAATATACCATTTTCATCTCTATAAGCCTTAATATTAAACATAAAATAAGACTCAACATCATCCTCTTCTATTTTCGAAGGCTCTCTCATTACCTTAAGCAAAGACCAGATGGTTTCTTTTAACACAAGGTTTTTGTACGACAAATTTATTTGTGATTCCACTTATGTATTACTTTATTACAAATTTCTATAATATCATCCGCTAGATGTTTCGCACAATCATCCTCAACCTTATCCATCGTGTCCTTGTCGCTTATTTTAAGCATGTCAGTGATTAGTTTTTTTCTATCTATTACCATTTTGTCAATGAACTCATAAACATCGTTAAAAACGTCTATGTTGTTTTTTAGCATTACATCAGAATGCAGGTAATCTCTCATTTTGGGAATATTACGTTGTTTACTACGTTCCATACTGGGTTGTCTTGTTCTTTTTCTAAAGTAAATTTAGCTTCCTTATAATGTTTTAATGCCTCAGCTTTATGGTCAAATGATTTTATTTCCATTTCAAACGAGTTAATACTTTCTGACTCTTCCATATCTCTGATGAATAATTTTTTTTCATCCATATCTTCACCTAACATATTTGTTTTTTCGTCATAGGAGTATATCCTGTATGTTTGACCTACGCACAATCCATAACTGTCGTCATGTTCTAAAAATTCTACTACATATTTCATCTTTTTTGTATTATTTATGTAAATATAGTCATTGTTTTCAACAAAAACAACTCTTATTAACAATATTTTTAGCTTTACGCCACATTTTTTTCATTACCCTAGGTTAGACTTTGCCCTAGGTCGCCCTCGGTCGTCCGTGATAGTGAATTGCATAATAAAAAAAACAAGTTAAATTAATAACTTGCTTTAATTGTTAAACACCACTAGCTAACACAAATATTCCAATTATAATTAGCCATCCTATTATTGTATTTATATATTCTTTGAATTTATTTCTAGGCATATTCTCTCTGACTAAAGTGATCTTTGCATTCGTTTATTATTTCTTCATTGTTATTTGTTTCAATATCAATTTCAGTATCTCCAATTTTAATTATATATACATCATTAACATTACATAAATTACGTAGACCATCCATAAACGTATTGCATAGATATTCTAGGCATGATGGTACTTGTACTCCTAAAGCACCAACTTCCATTACAAATTGTTTTGTATTATTGTAATCACTCCATACTAATTCATCAATACCATGTTGATCATTAACTGCATTTTCACATACAATATAATTACCATGCATATCAGTATTTATTGAATCTTCATGTATATTGTCTTCTCTTTCTTCACAGTATACTGAATCATCTACGTGTATGTAGTCAGACTCGTAGTTTGAGTATGCACATTCATTGTTTAGAAAATAACAATTTTCACGTTCTGAATAACTAGCACAATCACCACAATATGTATCACCATCGATATTTATTTCATCATCTCGTTCTACATCATTTTCACAACTTTGACACATTGTATTGTGTCTTACATAACCATCAGTTTCTCTTAGTTTATCTCCACTTCCTTGATTGGCTATATAACCATCATTCTTTACATACATTGTATCCATAAATGGATAATAATTCCATTCAGTCTCTATGTTGACACGTACATTACGATCAAGTGTTTTGATTTTACCATCTTTGATATACTGAAATGATTTGATTGCATCATAACTTTGTCGTTCTTTCCATGCATAATTTTTAGTCTTACAATATTCTATAACCATTTGTATTGTACTGTCTGTGCCGTATATTCTGTCAATAAAAGCAACTGTGTCATCAAAATATACTTTATTCCATATGCTTTTCATCCAAATTATTGCACGTCCAACTAAATTTCCGTCATTATCAGTCACAATTATCATTTTGATACCTTTTTGATTGTAAATATCAAGATAATCTTCACATGAACTGTATCTCATACAGCTCTGTGAT